ATGGAGGAAAAGGGCTTGGAGGATTTCTTGGAGGAATACTTGGAGGATTATTTGCAGATGGTGGAAGGCCACCTGTTAATAAAGCTTCATTAGTTGGTGAACGTGGCCCAGAACTTTTTGTTCCAAATTCTGCTGGTACAATAATTCCAAATAACAAATTAGGAGGTGGAGACAGCATTACTAATATTGTCAATGTGTCAGTAGATGCCTCTGGTAGCTCAGTTGAGGGAGATAATGCAATGTCTCAGCAGCTTGGTCAAACAATCGCTCTTGTAGTGCAAGAAACACTTGTCAAAGAAAAACGTAATGGAGGTTTATTAGCATAATGGCAACTTTCCCATCAATAAAACCAGCTTACGGAGAAACGCAAACCATAGAACAAGATAATATTGTTATAAAACTTGGTGATGGTTATGAACAAAGATTAGTTAGAGGACTTGCAGCAAACAAGAGATACCATATTGTTTCTTTAGTTTTTAATATTTCACAATCAGACGCAAATACAATAAATACTTTTCTTAATGCACGTTTTGACGATCAAGATGCGTTTCAGTACACAATAGGAGGAGAATCATCTGCCAGAAATTTTAAATGTACCAGACGAAGTGCTTCTATACCAGTTAATAACAGAGTGACTATGAACTTAACATTTGAAGAAATATTTATACCTTAATGGCAATACCTGTATCTGAGCTACAAAAAATAAATCCAAATTCAATTATTGAACTTTTTGAATTGGAACTTGTAGAGGGTTTGCATTACGCAACAGGAAATCCAACCAATGTACCTACAATATTTAGGTTTCATGCTGGTGGAAATATTGATACTTATGCTGAAATTGTTTGGCAAAGTAATTCCTATCAAAGACTTCCAATAGTTGCTGAGGGGTATGAATTTACTGGTCAAGGCTCTATTCCAAGACCTACTTTAACAATGAGTAATTTAGGTGGTATAACAAGATCAGCTAGTGGATCAACCTCTGTTATACGAGTTAGTGATCTACTAATACTTACAAATTTAGTTACTGCACATAATGATCTCTTAGACGCAAAAGTGACAAGAAGGACTTTAACTGCTGATGCTTTAGATGCCAGTAATTTTACAGGTAATACAAACCCTTTTGGTACTCCTAGTTCTGATGAATTTCCTAAAGAGATACACACAATAGATCGTAAAATACAGGAGTCAAGAGATATTGTTAGCTTTGAATTAGTAGCGACTAATGATATGCAAAATAAAAGATTACCAGCAAGACAAGTAACCAGAAAAGACTTTGAAGGTGTAGGAACATTTATTAATTAATATGAATCAAGAATGTAAGAACAAAGCAATACAACACGCAAAAAATTGTGTGCCTAATGAAAGTTGTGGTTTGTTTTTAGAAACTGATAAGGGTTTTGAGTATTTCGAGTGTAAAAATATTGCAAATGAATTTAAAGCTGAATCTTTTGTTATAGACCCTTTGGATTATGCAGATGGAGAGGATAAAGGAAAAGTAGTCGGAATTGTTCATTCTCATCCTCAAAATGTCTTGCAATTTTCTGAATCTGATAAAGCCAGTTGTAACGCTATAAAAGTTCCTTTTTATCTTGTTTGTCCAGATTTAGATAAAATGATTGTAATTACACCAGAAAAATAGATGTTAAAAAAAATTAGAGTTTATGGTGTTTTAAGAGAATATACCAAACAAGCTGAATTTGAAGCTGATATAAATACACCTCAAGAGGCTTTTAGTTTTTTATTTTCAAATTTTAAAGGTTTAGAGCAAGCTATGGGAGAACAAGTCTATTGCGTAAAAGTAGGAGATAAGGTTTTAAATAGAAACCATTTAAACATAGAAACTGCGAAAAATATAAAAATCATTCCTCTTGTTCATGGAAATTTTATTTCTTTTATTGTTGGTGCGGTTGTTAAATATGCAGCAAAAAAATTTATTGTTAATACAATTGTTCAAACTGTTGTTACTATTGCTGCTACTCACTTGATTACACAAGGAATTAATAACTTACTTTCACCGCAAAAACAAACTAGAGATCCCTCATCTGGTCAGGATCCTTTAGACCCTGCGGCTTTAGCGTCAAACTATTCTTTTACTGGACTTACAAATATTAGTAATGCTGGTGTTCCTGTTAATATTGCTTATGGTGAAATTTTAGTGGGATCTATTGTAGTCTCTAATGGTATTGATACAGTTCAAGTAGAGGGAACAAATTAATGTCTATAAAAGAATTTGACCAGACAACCACTTTTTCTAACCCAGATTTACCAAGTGGTGCATTATCTTCTAAACAATTCAATACGATTGTGGAGGTGCTATCTGAGGGAGAGATAGAAGGAAGTGCTACTGCATCAAAAGCTGGTATTACAGATCAAACTTCAACTGCCTATATCAATGCTTTCAAAAAAGATATTTTTTTAAATGGCACTCCTATTTTACAGGCAGCCGCTAGTAACTCTTCCCCACAAGATAGTGATTTTAATTTTACTGATGTTGGTTTTGCTTTTAGAGTTGGAACTGAAAATCAAACTTTTATATCTGGAATAAGAAATATTGAAACTGAACAAGGTATAGGAACAACAGTTACGACCTCTAACCCCGTAACTCATACTGTTACTCAATCAACAATAAATGCGGTAAGGGTAACATTACAGTTTCCATCAATGCAAAAGTTTAACGATCAAGGAGGTATAGACGGAACAGAGGTAAACTTATTGATTAAAGTTATCGAAAATGACGGAACAACAACAACTGCTGTTAATGACACAGTTAAAGGACGATCAACTAACGCTTATTTTAGAGACTACTTAATAAATTTAAAAGCTGGTACAAGTTTTCCAGTTCAAATAAGAGTTGAGAGAGTCACAGCCGACAGTACAGATGCCAAAGTTGTAAACGCTTTTAGATTTTCTAGTGCGACAAATATAATAATGAAACAAAATAATTATCCTTATTCTGCACACGTGGCATTACGTTTTAGTGCAGAGAAATTCCCTAGAATACCAGCCAGAATATATCGTATTAGAGGAGTTAAAATAAAAATACCAAATAATGCAACAGTTAATTCAACACATGGAAATTTAACTTATAGCGGCACTTGGAATGGAACATTTAAAACTAATAAAGAATGGTGTTCAGATCCAGCTTGGATATTATACGATTTATTAATTAATGATAGATACGGATGTAATTTAGCAGAATCTTCTCTTGATAAATTTACTTTTAGAACTGTTAGTGAATATTGCGGAGAGCTTATTGACGCTGGGAATGGTGACGGTTCAACAGAACCAAGATTTAGTTGCAACGTATCCATAACACAACAGCAAGAAGCGTTTAATGTAATTAATGATCTATGTAGTGTAATGAGAGCTATAGCTTTTTACTCTGCTGGGGGGATAGCTATATCTCAAGATGCACCAAAATCTGTTAAATACATTTTTAATAATTCAAATGTGACCGATAGTGGATTTGTTTATAACGGCTCAAGTTTAAAGACAAGACATACAGTTATCCATGTTCAATATTTTGATATGGTAACTCAAGAGCTAGATATTGAAACTGTTGAAGCGGATTCAACAACCCAAACAAAATATGGAGTTAGGGTAAAAACTATCAAAGCTTTTGCCTGTACATCAAGAGGGCAAGCGGCAAGATTGGGGCGATGGTTTCTGTTCAATGAGCAAAATTCTGGAGAAACTTGTACCTTTGAAACTACAGCAGCCGCAGGGGTTTTGGTTAGATGTGGAGATATTATCGAGATTGCTGATAGTTTAAAATCTGGAGTTAGGAGAGGTGGTTTATTAGAAAGTGTCACCAGTACAACTGTTGTAGTTTTAGATGATTCTAATTCAACTGATATTCCTAGTGTCTCAAATAATCCAACTTTATCTGTAATTTTACCTGATGGAACACTAGAAACAAAAACGATAAGCAACATAAATGGCAAGACTATTACTGTTTCTTCTGCATTTTCTACAGCACCAAATGTCAATGCACCTTTTGTAATCGAAACTAGCACCTTAGAAACTACACAATGGAGAGTTCTTACAGTTAAAGAAAATGAAAATTTAACTTACACAATAAGTGCTTTAGAACATAATGAGGGTAAATATGCTTTTGTTGAAGATGGTTCAACTTTACCTACAAGAAACATCACAACATTAACAGAGGTAAAAGAACCACCTGAAGGATTACAGGCACAAGAAAAAATTGAAATTATTAATAATAAAGCTGTTTCAAAAATCATTTTGGATTGGCAACCACAAAACGGAATAAGTAAATATGAAGTTCATTACAGAGTAAATAATGGAAGTTTTACAAAAATTGAAACAGTTTCAAGTGATGCTGAAATAATTAATAGTCAAGCTGGCAAGTATGAATTTAGAGTTACATCTTTCAATGCTCTTGGAGAGCCTAGTAGAAGGCCAGCACAATTAACATTTGATGCTGTGGGTAAAACAGCACCACCAGCAGATATTACTGGTCTTACATTTGAACCTATAACAGATAAACTTGCAAGGATAAGATGGGATCCTGTTACCGAGGCAGATGTAATCGCTGGAGGCAGAATTTACGTTAGGCATACACCAGATACAACTGGAAATGGTACATTTTCTAATGCAACAGATTTAATTCAAGCTTTATCTGGAAATACAAGTTCTGCTGAAATACCAATATTAGAAGGTGAAGTAATTTTAAAAGCACAAGATGACGGTCAAAGATTTAGTACTGGTGAAACAAGTGTAATTATTGATTTACCAGACCCACAACCATCACTTATTACACAAACAAGAAGAGAAGATCAAGATAATCCAAAGTTTCAAGGAACAAAAGTTGATGTAGGTTTCGACCCTATTAGCAATTCAATAAATTTAAGTGGTACTGGATTATTAGATGCTATTAGTGATTTTGATGCGGAGGCAAGTCTTGATGATTTAGGAGGTGTTAGTTCATCTGGTACTTACGATTTTGGTGGAAGTGCTGGCGGTACAATATTAGATTTAGGTGGTATTTTTGCTCTTGATTTAAAAAGGCATATAAAATCACAGGCTATATATCCAAATGATCTGATTGATAGTAGAGGTCTTATTGATTCTTTACAGGATTTTGACGGAACAGCAAGTGTGGATGTTAATGCTGAATTACTTGTTGCTACAACAACGGATTCAAACCCAAGTTCTAATTCTGCCACTTATACATCATTTCAAAAATTTGCTAATGGAACTTATAGGGGTAGAGGATTTAAATTTAGAGCAAAATTAACCTCTGGTGATCCAGCACAAGATATTCAAGTCACAGAACTTGGATATACAGCTAGTTTACAAAGAAGAGTTGAACAAAACGCAACAGCGATTGCCTCTGGTGCAGGTGCAAAAAATGTAACCTTTGACCATCCTTTTTTTGTTGGTACTAGCAGTTTATTAGGTGCAAATTCACACTTACCATCGGTGGGAATAACGGCAACTGATCTTGCAAGCGGTGACTTTTTCACTCTTACAAATGTAAGTTCAACAGGCTTTACTGTTCATTTTAAAAATAGTTCTGGAAGTTCAATAAATCGAAACTTTAACTTTACTGCTGTTGGTTTTGGTAAAGGTGGATAAAAAAGATATACTAAGAAAAATTACTGTTTTTTAAATGGCAAGAGTTGATAATACTGGGGGATCAGGTTTTACCGTTGATAATGGTACAGGTCTTGCAGTTCGTACTAAATTAAATCAAATAATTGCAGCTTTATCAACATTAAATCAAGGTTCTGGAACTCCAAGTATAGGAGTTGCAGCTTATACACCTTTTATTGATGGTAATACTTTAAAAATTCAAAATGCAGCTAATAACGCTGCTATTTCTTTAGGTGATGTCAGCCTTGCAAACTTAGGTCATGCTTCATTATCTGTTGCTAATACCTTTACTGCCAGAGCAACTTTTAATGTTACATCTTCAATAACAATTCCCACAGGTACAACGGCTCAACGTGACGGCAGCCCAGCAGTCGGGATGATACGTCATAACAGTCAATTAAATAGGTACGAAGGTTATAACAACGGCAACTGGGAAAACTTAGGAGGTGCTTCTGGTCTTGCAAATTTAATTGATGACACTTCCCCTCAGCTTGGTGGTAACTTAGATGTTTTAACAAGAGAAATTAATACATCAACAACTAATGGAAATATAAAAGTAACACCAAATGGCACAGGATTATTTGAGGTTAAAGGAAATACAAATGCTGGAACACTACAGCTTAATTGTGAATCAAACAGTCATGGAGTAAAACTTAAATCCCCTGCCCACAGTGCTGGTCAATCTTTTACTTTAATTTTGCCAGATAATCAAATTGCTGCTGATAAAATTTTAAAAGTAAAAAGTATTTCTGGTTCTGGTGCAACTGCTGTAGGACAGTTGGAGTTTGCGGATGCTGGAGGGGCTGGAGCTACTGGAGGGGGAACAGATCAGGCTTTCTTCGAGGGGGATCAGACTGTTACTACTTCTTACACATTAACAGCAAATAAAAATGCTATGGCTATATCGCCTACAATATCGTCAGGTGCAACTATAACAGTGCCAAGTGGTGCAATCCTTGTTATTCTTTAATTATGCCAGTAACAATTAACGGAAACGGAACTATTACAGGAGTCTCAGTAGGAGGACTACCAGACGGTATTGTTGATACCGATATGCTTGCTGCTAATGCTGTAACTGCAGCTAAAAGAGGTGCTGGAGCTATTCTTCAAGCTGTTTCTACGACCAAAACTGATACTAGTTCAACTTATGCTGGTTCAGGAGGTTACCATGATAGTGGATTATCTGTTTCTATAACACCTAGTAACTCTTCAAATAAAATTTTAATTGTTGGCTATGTAATGACATCTGTAGTGGGTCCACAACATAATATTGGAGTAGTAATAAAAAAAGCTTCTTCTATAATTACTGGTTATCTAGGTGACGCTGCTGGAAGTAGAAAAACAAATGCTGCGGTTGGAACAAATATGGTTTCAAATTACACAAATTTTACAGGTCAAATTAATTTTCAATATTTAGATACAGCAGGAGGGACAAGTGCAATTACTTATGAAGCAGCTATCCGAAACCCTTCCAGTACTTCACGAACTATCTATCTAAATAGGGCAACCACAGATACAGATGATTCTAGCCATTACAGAACCGCCTCAACAATTACAGCAATGGAGATAGCAGCATGAGCCAGATCAAACTAAAACATAGCGGTGGTAATTCAGTAATCATAGCTGCACCAGATAGTAACCCTGCATCTGATCGCACTCTTAAATTACCTAGTAATGCAGATGGAACAGTTTTAACTACAACAAATCCAAAATCAGGAAATATTATTCAAGTTGTTTCTACAGCCAAAACAGATGTTTTTACAACTTCAAGTACATACTCAAGTCCAGTAGCTATAACAGGTTTATCTGTATCAATAACACCTTCATCAAGCTCAAATAAAATACTTATAAATGTAAGCTTAGGCCATGTAGCAAGTACAGGTGGTAATAGTTCATGTTATTTTTGGTTGTACAAAGGTGGAAGTGTTATTTCTGGTGCTATAGGAGATACGAGTAATAGTAACACCAGAGTTACTTTTTACAATAGAAGTGCGGCTCAAGCTCATGGTACTTGTGCTTCAATGACTTATTTAGACAATGCAGATTCTACAAGTTCACTAACTTATCAACTTTACGGAGCGCATGAAGGTAGTAGCAGTTCTCTAGCAATTAACAGAAGTGGTGATTCTGGCACAAGTGGTCAATATGGTAGAACTATCTCAACAATTACTGCAATGGAGGTAGCAGCTTAATGGCTATCTCTTATAATTAAGCTAAAACACTATGGCACTAGATCACGAAGCGATTTACAAAGCATACGCAGGCACAGTTGTTTCTATTGATGACTCTG